CGGATCATCCCGGTAAAGGTCTGTTTTACTGCTTCCCTGTCCCCGGTAGTATTCATGTGCGCCGTCCGACGGCGTGCGCGCTGTCCATGTTTCCGGCATAGTGTGCGCCCGCCGCCATTCGTCGCGGACGATCAAGCCCCGCTTGCCTTTCTTGCAATCATAATCGACAATGTAAAGGCCGGATTTCTCGCAATCGCAGCCGATATTAAAGGCCGGGTTTTGCGTCCACCATGTTTTTATCTGCTCTGCGTCTGTCGTGCTGCTCTGTTGCCAGCCCGTGAAAGCCGGGGATTTCTGCCCCGGCTTTACGGGAAAAACGGCAATGCCAAAAGCGGCATAGGTTAGCGCAGCCTGCAACAGCCTGTTTTCTGTCCCTGCTGCTGTCATGTTCTCTTGTCCTTTCCGCTGTGTCTGTGCTATCCTCGCAGACGTTTACAGCTTGCCCATGCTCATAACCATGTCAAACTTGACGGCGGGTGTCGTGCCGTCTTTCTTGGTCTGGCTATAGATTTCCTGCCAAACTTCCTTATCAGGCCGGGAAAAATCGGCGCTCTGCCGCTGGCAGTAGGAAATAAAGGCGTTGATTTCTGCCGCGCGTGCGTCCCCGTTTGCGGTGAAACAGGCCGGATCACAGCCCGCCTCATTCATGGCCCGTTCAAACAGGGTTTTCACAGCGCCTTTAAGATGCTGCTGCCGCTGTCCGGCGGCGTTCTCCGGCAGGAAGAAAAACGCCTTTGACGGCCCCAAGGTCTTTTCGATCACGGCCACGGAAATAGGATCGTTCGCAAACTCTGCGAAAAAGTCAGCAAGCCGGGCGCGGTCGTCCTTTTCGATTTCGCCCATGCTCTGCGCAATGCGCAGCTTGCTTTCAAGCCGTGCCAGATAATCCGTATCAGCGGCGCGGCGCTGGCCCTCTTTCTGCTCCTGCGCGTCAAGCGCAGCGGCGGCGGCCTCAATCGCTGCAAGGCCCTTTTCCCGCGCAGCGTCGGCCACGGCCCGCGCAGACGAAAACAGCTTGTTAGCCTGTTCCTGCACGCCCTCGGCGGTCATCTGGTACATTCTGCGCACGCGGTCAAGCTCTACGGCGGCGCGGTCTATCGCCTGCTGTCCCTCGCGCACGGCGCTAATAAGTTCCGTGTTCAAGCTCATGTGTGTTTACCACCTTTCAAAGTATTGTGATTTCACGGAGAAAGCCCGGATATTCCCTTGACTTTCTGCCCCTATTGTACTAAAATACCGTTGGCGGGTAAAGGGGTTTACACGATAAATAACACCATATTATAGGGGTACAACATGGAGAAAAAGCAGGGTAAAAGCGATATTGAAAACGGCGGCAGCCTGTCGCCCATCAATGAAACGGGAAAGCGCCTTATAGAGCTACGGCAGGCGCGCGGCCTATCTCAAAAGGACGTTGCGCAGAAAATCGGCGTGAATTACACAAGCTATAGCGCGTGGGAAATAGGCGAATACCGCAAGAACGGCGGCCAGACGCGGCAGCCGGTCGAATTGAAAGCAAAGCACATTGCAGCCCTTGCGGATTTGTACGACGTTTCTGCTGATTACATCATAGGCCGATCCCCATACACGGCCATAGACGGCGCGGCCCTTGCCGATATTACCGGCCTGTCAGATACCGCGTTGCGCGTCTTGCAGCGGTGCGCCCACGATCCCCGGTTAGGCGTGTGCGCGGTCGTGTCTGCCCTGCTGGATGAATACGCCCACGCGCACACAGACGGCCACGGCAGCGGCGCGTTAGGGTGGATAGGCTCTTATGCAGCCCTTGCGCCGGACGTGGATATAGCAGACGCGGACGCGGGTATAGCCGTGCCGGATTTCCTGCCGCGTCATGCTGATAGAAATATGCTTGCGTACACGTTCAACGAAACGAAAAAGGCAATCAATCAGTTTCGGCGGGACTACGGCCCGGCCCTGTCCCCGGAAACGGACGCGGACGGGGAAACAGTATCAGATTAAACCTTGTCCCGCGCAGTATCAAAAAGAAAGGCCCCGGCGCAGCTTTTGCCGCGTCGGGGTAGTGTTATATTATACGGTCGTTTAATTTGAACATTTCGCCGCTGCGCGCGCCTGCTGCCGCCGGTGCTGCCGGTGGTGAGTAAGCGCGCCCTTGCAGGGAAACGGCCTTGCGCCGCAGAAAGAAAAGCGTTCGGACGCTCAACCATGTATAGAAGTGCGCCCTTTAGGATCGCCGGTTATACATAGCCCTTTTCGGTCAGTTCATCCCATAGGGAAGTCTGCCCCGGTAGCAGGCCCATTTCCTTGTCTATCCCATCCCGGATTTTTAGGGTTTCAAGACTATCTTTCGACCCTATGGTAAACTCTACAGATAACACCTTGCGCCCGTGCCGTGCTTCTTCCATGGTGATTGTTTTATCGCTGTAGGCGTTGATTTCTTCCATAGACGGCAGCAAAACACGGCGCTTAAAATCCCGGTATTCCGTGTAAACCTCTGCGTCAAGCAGCCTTTGCAGGTCTGCAATACTATACCGGCGCTTGTACTCTGTCAAATCGTGATAGTGTACGCTCTTGATAAGCTCATAAAGCCGGATCGTGTATTTACTCTTGAAATGCAGGGTATAAACAAGCTCGTACTGCGTGAAGTTCTCTTTAAGCTGCAAAAGAAACGGCTTCATATCATCGTCAAGCCGGATTTTGATAGTTCCGCTGCCGCCGTCTATGCGCGCCTTTTCGATCCACGCTAAAAGGCTTTCCATACCATTCGGCATAGTTACCCATACGCTTTTATCACGGATTTCTTTAACGGCGGCTTTCAGATCGCTATAGTTTTTCCCGCTTTCCAGCGCAATACCACTAACGCGGCAAAACTCCGGGATTGAAAACTCATAGGTCTTAAAATCTTCATCAAACGGCGATATTTGCGATATGAGATAAAGCAATATTTTTTGCTGCTGCAAGGAAAGGTCAAAACGGCTTTTCTGTATTAGGTCGTTTGCCTTTCTAACCATTCCGTTTCTGATTTCTAAATACCGCGTTTCGTCCATCTGTGCGCGCCCCTTTCTGTGTGTTGGTGTGGTGGTGGCCGATCCTGCGCGGATCGTCACGCGGAAATGATAGCACGGCGCGCGTATTGTGTCAATACCTTTTGACTTGTCACAAACACCTGCACTATATGTCACAATAGCGGCTTTCCCTGCCCTTTCTGGCCGTGTCTGTCTGTTTCTGTCGCCCGCTGCCGATCCTGCACTAAATGTCACGATAACCTGCACCATATGTCACAATGCCTGCACCATATGTCACAAACACCTGCACCATATGTCACGATGAAACGGGGTACACCTCTAATATAAGAAAATAAAAGAAATATCTTTTAGAAAGCAAAGAAACGCGCGCGGCCTGTCTGAAAGAGAGATTTTTTTTGATTATGAATAGCGGCCCGGATCATCTGCACCATAACGCGCAGCGTGTCGCCTGCTGCCGGTATGGATCGCGGCCAGCACGCCCGCCGGGGAAAACAAAAAGCCCCGGCGCGCAGCCGGGACTTTTCGCGGATAACAAAGAAACACAGTGATACCGGAAAGGAAAGGAAAGGAAAGGAAAACAACACAACGAACAGGGATAGCATAATAACTATAGCATAAAGGTTTATATTTGTAAAGTCCTTTAGCCTAAAGTTCTAAAGAGAAAAAGAAACGGCGGCCTGTGTGTTGTTCACGGTATCTTTATCATACCGCAAGACTGCACAAGCCGCCGTCCCTCAACTTCACCAAGGCGTCACGCTGCAAAGCTACGGCGCGGGGTTTCCCCCGGTAGAACAGAAAGCAGCGTGTTACCCTATCGCCCGGCGTTTCGGTCTGCCGCACTTCCTGCCGCCGTGCCTTTCTCTGCCGTGCATCCTGTCGCGCCCGGTATACCTGCAAGCCGTCGCGCGTCGGCCCGCTGGCGCTTCATTCTGCCGTGCTTCAATTAGCCGTGCTTTAGGCGGTGGTATGCGTGCCCTACTTGCCGTAGCATAAAGCAGTATAGCCTAAACAGCTTTAATTGTCAAGCCTAAATAACTATAGCCTAAAGTTCAAAAGATGCAAGCAGCGCGGCCTTTTCATCCTCTGTTACCGGGTGCGCCTGTATATACTCGCGCACGGCGGTTTCAATGAAAGCCGCCTGCGTCGGCAGCGTGTCCTTTTTCGCCTTTTGGTATGCTTTCCAGCGGCGCACGTTCTCCGGCGTTGTCCAGATAGTAAAAGCCTTGTCATTCTTGCCGGGATCGTCTGCCGGTGCTGCCTGCTGCGCCATACGCTGCGCCGGTGTCTGCTTCATATCGGCCAGCGCGCCCGCCGCTGCCGCTTTCAAATCCTTTTTAGCCATTTTGTGCCCCTTTCAAAAATTCGTCTATAAAAGCGTTGTAGTCTGCTGTCACGCCCGCACGCGGCGCGCTTGTGAAAATATCCTGCTGCATTAAATGCGCTTCCGGGACGGCCACGCCCGCGCGGATCGTCTGCCGGTAGACGGTCGCGCCCATAGCCTGCGCCCGTTCTGTTATGGTGTCTTTCATGGTGCGGTCAATGTTTCGCCGGTCGCTGTACTGTGTCAGCAAAATACCCACGCGCAGCGCGGCGTTATTTGGCCGTACAGCGTCTATTGTTTCCGCTGCTTGGTCTATCCCGTACAGGCTCAAAACGTCCGGCGCTGCCGGTATAATCACGTCAGACGCGGCCACGATAGCGGACATAGTAAGCACGGAAAGCGCGGGCGGCGTGTCTATCACGCAATAGTCATAGCTGCCCCCGATCCCGGCCAATATCCCGCGCAGCGTGTCCAGCCGGTAGCGTTTCGGCAGTTCGGAAAGGGAAAGCGCGCCCGGCAGAATATCAAAGCCCTGCGCGGCCTGCTGGATCGCAGCGGCAGCCGTTGCCCGGCCTGCTATCACGTCCGAAAGCGTGAACGGCAGCGCGTGCGCCCCGCAGATCATTGTTAAACTGTGCTGCCCGTCGGTGTCCACGGCCAGCACACGAAAGCCCCGGCGCGCAAGCCCGGCGGCCATAGCCGCAGCCGTTGCCGTCTTGCCGCAGCCGCCTTTCTGATTGCAGATCGTGATTGTTTTCATGCTGTCCCCGTCCTTTGCTCTGCTTCCAAAAGCAGCACGGCCATTTTTAACAGTTCTGCCGCGTATTCATTCGCGGTCAGATCGTCGCGGCCCTGCGCAGCTTTCAGCGTAAAAAGCCGGTCGGCAAGATCGCGGCTAATGTCAAATTGCAGTTCCATGTTTACGCCCCTTTCTGTGTGTTGTGGTGTGATTTTATCCTAAAGCCCTTTATAACTTTAGGCTAAAATCTTTGACTGTAGCATACCACGCCCGGCGCGGCCTGTCAATGCCCTTGATAAACCGGCGGCAGCGTGCTATAATCACCCTGCCGCAATATGCGCCGGTTTCCGGCGTGCCCCGTTGCGGTGTGGTGTGGCCGTCCGGGTGGTGCCGGGCGGCCTTTTATTTGTGCAATTTGCCTTTTCCCCGGCGCGGATCGCGTCCGCTGTCAGCTCTCCAATTTGTGCAAGATAGACAAAAACCGGCGGCAGCCTGTCCATGTGCTGCCGCCGGTGTTGTGTTCTGCTTTAGGCCAGAATATCAAGCGCCATGGCCTGCGCGTTTTCGATCATCTGCCGTAGCTCTGTGGCAAGGTTTCCGATAATAACGGCGGTGTCCTCTGCCTGCGTGTCTGTCATGCTGCCGGTTTCGGCCAAAATTGCCAGCATACCGGCCAGCGTTTCAATTTGCCGCGCGTTGTCCTGCATCCCGGAAAAGTTCATTGTTGCGTCGTTCATGGTGTGTGCCCCTTTCTTTGATTTGGTGGTGTTGTGGTGTGGTGTAAAACTTTAGCCTAAAGTTCTAAAGCCTAAAGGCATTATAAACGCTGCTGCCGCGTTTGTCAAGCGTCAATTTCCGCTTTCAGTTCGCGCTTGTACTTGTAATAGCTGCCGCGTGCGCAGCCTGCAATTTTCATCGTGTCCACGTCGGAAAGCGTGCCGCCAAAGTCTTTATTGTGCTTGCGGATAACCTCTTTTGCGGCCCGCGCCTTTGCATACTCTTTGAAGCCGTCCCCGGCGCTGCTGCCCTCTGCGCGTCCGATCCTCTTTCCGGCGGCCTGCGCCTTGCGCACGCCCTCGCTTGTGCGCTTATGCAAATAATCAACCTCTGCCTGCGCCTGTGAGAAAGCAAGCTGTATCTGCTCTTGTACTATGTCCATGCTGTAGGCGTTCAGCGCGTCGATCATGGCTTGAATAAACTTGTCTGTGGCCGCGCTGCCGGTGCTGGCGGTCATGGCCTCAATACGGCGCTGCGTCCGATCCCGGTAAACGCTGCTGTTTATGTGCGGCTCTTTCAGAAAAACAAGGTTTACACCCTTGTCGTACAGTTCCCGGTAAAGGTCAAAGCCCTCTGCCGCGTTTCTGCTCATTCGGGAAACTTCATCGAATACCAGCGTATCGCCCGCCTGCAACTGCTGCAAGAGCTTTGAAAAAGCCGGGCGGTCTATCTTGGTGCCGGTGTATGCCTCTGTGATTATTACCGCGTCCGGGTATGCCTGCTTGATGTTGTCAACCTGTCTTTCAATGCGCTGCTTCATGGTGCTTATACGCGCATAGCCGTAAACTAAAGCCTTTCTTTTCATGGTCTGCCCCTTTCTGTGTGGTGGTGTGGTGTATCGTTTTATACGTTCCTATAATTTGACACTATCAATATACCACGCTGCGCGCAGAATTGCAAGGGGTTTTTGACACTTTTTCAAAAAAGGTTTAATTTGATACTGCTTGACGGCCTGCGCCGTGCCCTCCTTTCTTGTGTTGTGGTGTGAAATGCCCGGAAAGGCCCCTAAAACGCCCATAGCGGCCCGCAAGGTGTCCGGGGTGAATTTACACGGGGAAAGCGGTAAAACGCGCCTGTGGCCGTCCTGTGTGGCCTGTGGGACGTTCTGCGCGTCCTCGTGTCAGTTCAATAGCTCTATGCTGATACCGTGCGCCGGTTTCATGGCCGGATCATCTGCCGCCGGTGCTGCCGCCGCTGCCGGTGCCGCTGCCGGTGCGTCAATCACTTTCACGGCCACGGCGGGCAGCGCGTCCGGCTCTTTCTCTTTGCCCCATCCAAAGCAGGCTTGCAGCATGAAAGCCGCGCCCCGGTATGTTTCGGGATCGAATAGCCGCGCCTCGTTATATGCTTCCACGCGCAGCCGTGCATACTGCACCACTTCCATAAAGGCGGCGCTGCGCTTGCCCTGCTCTGTGAACGTGTGCCGATCCTTAAAGCCCAAAGCAAGAGAAAGGCCGCTGATAGTGGGCGGGATTTCTCCGGCCATTTTCTGCGCGCCGGTGCGTGTCATTACCGGCAGGCCGTCCGCATCATAAACCGGCGTGCCCTTGCAGCTTTCAAAAAACCGATCAACGGCGGCGCGCAGTTCTTCCGACGTTTTGTAAAACGGCGGGCGGCCCATCTTCTTGTTTTTCTTCATCGTCTTTCACCTTTGATTTCTTCAAGTTCCCGCTGCAATCTGTCGCGGCGTGTCTGTAGCACGTCGCGCAGATCGTCCAGCGCGGCTATATATTCCTTTGCCAGCTTGCGCGGGCAGCCGGAAAAAGGCGGGTTTTGCTTTCGCCGGTCTATGTCTGCAATCTCTTTGTCAAGGCGGGACAGATCCCGCTGCAAGCTGTAAGCTGCGCCTAAATTATCAAGTGTCACGGTGTGTGCCTCCTGTCGCCGGGATCACTTGCCCGGCGGTCAAGCTCTGCCGCTCAAATCGGCGGCGGCGTACTCATACCGCGCCCGCGTCAAGGCAAGGCCCAAAGTCTTTAGCTGTTCCTCTTGCCGGTCAAGCTCTGCCGCTATGGTGTTATAATCGGCCTCTGTGGGCGCGTCCAATAAGCGGCGCTCTAACCATTGCGCCCGCCGGTAGGCGGCGCGGTGCGCTTTCTCTGCCGCTTCAAAAACGGCTTTCAGTTCATACACGGTGTTCATGTTCTGCTATCCTTTCCGGCCTGCTGGCCTGTCCTGTGTTCCCTCGCGCGCGCGTGCGCGCGTGAAGCGGCGGTTTTGTGTCCGCTGCTGCTGTTACTTGCCCTTTCCCTTTGCTACTGCTTCCGCTTCCCGGATAATGTCTTGCAGGTGGTCGGCTTTCATACGCTCAAACCAAAACGCACCGGCCAACGGATTAACGTCCGTGTTGTAGTGTAGCTGTCGCCCCGTGGGATGTTTTTTCTGGTGGGGCGGCGAGAAAAAGCGGGTCGGTATGCCCGAATCGTCCTCAAAAACGGGAATGTTAGGCCCGTAAACCTCGCCGTAGTACAGATAATGCGCATACGGCCCCGGATAGATAACCTTGCCGCTGCCGATTTCCGTTGCACCATAGGCACTATTTGCAAGCGCGCCGGTTTCCATAGGCACATACGGCTTGTTATAGTCGATCACGCTTTTATCAATCACCTGCTGCACCTTGCCGCCGCTTTCCAGATTGAAACGGCGCAGCAATGCGGCCTTGTCACGCGGCAGCCCTGTTATTTTGACTTTCAATTTCAACATTTTTTCGGTGTCCTTTCCGGGTGTGTGCGCGGTGTGCGTGTTCTGTGTATAACCTCTATATTTCGTCCTATAGGGGTTTATATATTTACTCGCACACGGCGCACACATCCCTAATTTTCCGGCATTAGGCGCAGCCCCAAAACGAAAACTTGCACTTTTCCGGCGCGGCCCGTCCCTGCCGGGCGCTTTCTCTTGGTGTTTATCTGCCGTTCTTCAAGCAGTTCTTTGAAACGGGGTACACCTACAGGCACAAGGCCGGACGCGCTGCACCAATTCCCGAAAGCGTTGTGAAGTTCCATTAAAGGCACTTCATAGCCCGCGCCGGTTTCGGTGCGTTCTTCCATGAATTGCAATAGCTTGTCCTGTTTGCGCCGGTATTCCTCTGTAGCCTGCACCACGGCGGGCGGCATTGTAAAGCCCTCGGCCCGTAGCAGGCGCAGCCCGTCAAGCGCCCAATTCAGCACGCCCGATAGACTTTCCGGCTTTTGCAGCGTGTCCTTTAAGTACGGATCGCGGCGGCCCTCTGAAAAATGAACGGTAAAAGGAATCATTTTTATGCGCTCGGATTCAAAGACGGTCATATCATCCACGCGCGGCCTGTGATTGCTATTGAAAAACAGCTTGAAAGCCGGGGTATATTCAAAGCTGCTTTCATACAGGCGGCGCGCCTTGATACTGTCGCGGCCTGTCAGCGTCTTTACAAGCGCGGCGTTCAGTTCCATACCGCGCGGCGGCTCTGATACGGTCACAAAGCGCACGCCCGCAAGCCTGGCTATATCCTCGCTCGGCGCGTTGTCGTTTGCCCTGGCTGATTTCGTGAATGTTTCCGGGTTTGCGGTCGCTGCATAATCGCCCATCATAGCGGCCAGCGTTTCAAGCAGGGTGCTTTTACCGTTCCGGGACGTTGCCCCGTACAGGATAAAGAAACATTCGTGCCGGGTGTCGCCGGTCAGCGCATAGCCTGCCGCCTTTTGGATATACCGCGCTGTTTCCGTGTCGCCGTTTGTGATTTCATCAATAAACTGCGTCCAGCGCGGGGACGTTGCCGCCGGATCATAGACCACGGCAGCGCGGCGGGAAAGCATATCCCCGGCAGCGTGCGGCTTTAGGGTAAAAGTCTGTAGGTCTAAAGTCCCGTTTTTCACGTTCAGCACAAGCGGCAGCCGGTCGAATAGGTCAGACTTTACCGGGCGCACGCTGGCCGCGTCCTTTAGGATCGTTTCGCGCTGCCGTAGCTGCTGCCATTTGGCCGCGTATTTGAGAAAGTCGGCGCGCCGGTCGTCTGCCACGTCGCGCAGCCCGTAGACGGTCAGCGCGTCGGCAAGCTGCTTTAGCTTTTCCTTTACGGCGTTTTCCCCGTCCGCGTCCCATCGGCAGCCGTCATAAAACAGCCATTTCTTGCGGTCGGCGGCGTACTGCACGCAATCGCCGCAAGTGTCCATGAAAAGCCGGGCGGCCCCCGCGTCATTCCATCCATACCGGCGATTGTTTGCCACGTCCAGCCCGCGCAGCTTGTCCACAAGCGCGGCATTTACCGGCAGATCGCGCGTATATGGTGCGGTGCTGGCCTGCCATTTCTCACGGTGTACGGCGGGCAATATTTCCCTCCGCAATTCTTCATCCGTCAAGGGCGGATCACAGCGCAGCGCGTTTTCTTCCCTTATGGCCGCCTCTGCTGCTTCCGGGGATAGGCCCTTGCCGATCAAAGAACCGGCCAGCGCCACAAGCGCGGACGTGCGGCCCCCCTCTGTGATGCTCTCCGGGACGTGATACGGCGGCTTGCGCTGCTGCCCGCTGCCGGTGCTGTCCCCGGCAGAAATGAACGTGAAAACGTCGCTGTTTGCGTCTGCAATCGCGTATAAAACCGGCGGCTTTTCCCATGTGTACGCCTTGCCGTCAATCACGGACGGCGGCATAACCACAAGGCCCCCGGCGGCGCGCACGTCAATACAGCCCGTGCCCTTTACTGCCGGATCATCCCGGTAAAGGTCTGTTTTACTGCTTCCCTGTCCCCGGTAGTATTCATGTGCGCCGTCCGACGGCGTGCGCGCTGTCCATGTTTCCGGCATAGTGTGCGC